TGCTGCCGCTGCCCCAACGTGCCGCCCCACCCCTTGCACAAACGGGGCTTATTCAGGCTAAGATGGGCGCGTCGGACGACATTAAGTCTACGACGGGCTACTATGACTCTAGCCTTGGCGCCACGTCGAACGAGCGCTCGGGTCGGGCCATATTGGCGCGTGAACGTCAGGGCGATACGGGGTCATATCATTACGTCGATAACCTTGCCCGCGCTATCCGCTACGTTACGCGTCAACTCGTTGACTTGATTCCGAAGATTTACGATACCCAGCGTATCGCTCGCATCATCGGCATCGACGGGGAAACCTCGACGGTGCGTATCGACCCGATGCAGCAAGAGCCTGTCCGCAAGTTGATGGATCAGGCTGGTGTGGTCATCGAGAAAATCTACAACCCGTCCGTTGGTAAGTACGACGTAGCCGTCACGACCGGCCCGTCTTACATGACCAAGCGCCAAGAGGCGATGGACGCGATGTCGCAAATCCTGCAAGCCAACCCGAACCTCTGGGGCGTGGCAGGCGACCTGTTCGTCAAAAACATGGATTGGCCGGGAGCGCAAGAAATTGCCAAGCGCCTTGCCAAGACGATTGACCCCAAGTTGCTCTCCGATCCTGACGAAGACCCAGCGTTGCAGGCTGCTAACCAGCAGATTGAAGCGATGGGCGCTGAGATGGATCAGATGTTCCAGATGCTCCAGAACGTCTCGCGCTCGATGGAAGCGACGGAACTGCGGATCAAGGAGCAGGAAGCGCAGATTAAGGCGTATGACGCCGAAACCAAGCGTATCAGCGCGGTTCAGGCGGGTATGTCCGAAGAGCAGATTCAGGACATCGTAATGGGCACGATTAGCGGGATGCTGTCCGCTAACGACCTTGTAGCCCCGGCTCCTAGAGAGGCTGAAATGCCGATGGAAATGCCACCGCAAATGCCGATGGAGTTACCGCCGCAATGACCTGCGAAGTCTTTATCGGACGGCTGTTTTTAGCGCGGGATGTGACCCATTCCACGCACCTGAATACCCGTAACTACGCTAAACACAAGGCACTACAGAAGTTCTACGAGGGCATTATTCCCCTCGCAGACGACTTTGCCGAGGCGTATCAGGGTCGGCACGGACTGATTGGCCCGATTGCCCTAGCATCTGCCCAGAAGTCGAACAACGTGCTTGACTTTTTGGAAAAGGAACTTAAGGAACTTGAGGAAATGCGGTATAAAGTCGTCAGTAAAGACGACACAACGCTGCAAAACCTGTTAGATGCCATATTTGGCTTATATCTGTCTACGATTTATAAACTGAAATTCTTGGCTTGAGGTATAGACGATGCAATTACTTATTCCGCTAGATGACAGTCTGTTCCCGGCCAAGACTGTTGCTTATTCGGGCACTGCCGGGTCTACGGGAACTTGGGACGCTGGCGTTCAGGCTTTATTGGTTTGGACAACAAGCGACGCCTATGTGACCATCGGCAACGGGGTGACTGCAACGACCAGCAGCACGCCAATTCCCGCTAACGTGCCGATTCCGTTTTCTGTGCCCCAAGGGACAGGCGGTCCTTGGCGTGTATCAGCGATTCAGGTTTCTTCTAGCGGCACTTTGTACGCTAAGCCGATTAGCGGAAACTAATGGGCTCTTTTTACGGCGTTGCTGTGCAGAATGGAGTAGCCGTAGGGCTAGGCTCACTTATTGCTTTGGGGAAACAAGCAACTGCCCCGACGCCGCCCAGTGGTAACTTCTTGTTGCTTGAAGACGACTCATTTGTGCTGCTCGAAGACGACAGCAAGATTGAATTGGAGTAAATCATGGCCGACACAAAGATTAGTGCATTAGCATCTGGCGCCCCGGCGCAAGCAGGAGACGAATACGTCATTGCTCGCTCCGGCGCTAACTACAAACTGACCGGCACTAACTTGCTCGGTCTTGTCACCGGCACGGCAAATACCTTTACCGCTGCCCAGACGTTCCGCGCTGCAAGTGCGGTGCGCTCTGAGGCTGCTGCTACGCAGGACGCGGTGGTACTGGCTGGTCGCGCAGGCGGTACGAGTTCGTATGCCGTCACGCTGACCCCGACGACGCTCTCTGCTAGCCGCACGATGACGCTGCCGGATGCCAACACGACGGTGCCGGTATTTAGCCAAGTCATTACGTTCAGCGGTCCGTCTGCTGCGCGTACCGTGACGCTGCCGGATGAGAACTTCAGCGTTGGTTTCCGCAACGTACCGCAGTCGGGATCGGCTAAAACGACTTCTTATTCGCTCGCTACCGGCGATGTGGGTAAGTTTATCGAGGTGGGCGCTTCTGGCTCCATCACGATTCCCGATGCCACGTTTGCGGCTGGCGATGTGGTGTCTATCTTCAACAACACCTCGGGCGCTATCACGATTACTTGCACGATTACGACGGCGTACATCGCGGGTACGGATGCAGACAAGGCGACCGTGTCATTGGCTACAAGAGGCGTGGCGACAATACTGTTCTTATCAGGTACGGTTTGCGTTATTAACGGCAACGTGAGTTAAGTCATGAGCGGCATCATGAGTTTGCTCCTTGCTGCGCGAGTATCAGCAGGGTTTACCGAATACAAGATTTTCACCGCATCGGGTAACTGGACTGCCCCGACCGGCGTGACGCAAGTTGAATATCTTGTCGTCGCTGGTGGTGGCGGCGGTGGTAGATATGGCGGTGGTGGTGCAGGCGGTTTCCGCACGGGAACAGGGTTTTCTGTTACTGCTGGAACTGATTACACCATCACAGTCGGCGGCGGCGGTACTGGAACTGTTGCAATAGGGCCGAATGGGGTAAGCGGTTCTAATTCATCATTTAGCAGTATCACCTCTGCCGGAGGTGGCGGTGGCGCCGAATCGTCAGTTGCGGGGTCGTCAGGCGGTTCAGGCGGTGGTGGCGGTTGGACTAGTAATGGCGGCGCAGGCAATACACCTTCAACTTCGCCAAGCCAAGGAAGTAATGGTGGAAACGGCGCAAGCAACGGAACATCTTATTCAGGCGGCGGTGGTGGTGGCGCTTCTGCGGTTGGCGCAACTGCAAGCGCGGCTGTTGGCGGTAACGGTGGCGCAGGAACGGCATCGTCTATTTCTGGCAGTTCCGCAACTTATTCTGGCGGAGGCGGCGGCTCTACATTCCGCGACGCAGATACACGCGGAACGGGTGGTTCAGGCGGCGGCGGTAACGGCGGAAAATACGACCCAACGGGATCATTAGGTAGTGCTGGAACTGCTAATACAGGCGGTGGTGGTGGCGGCGGCGGCCAAACAACGGGAAATTCTGGCGGCTCTGGCATCGTCATTCTCAAATACTCTGTCCCCGTCCAATCTGTCGTAGCCACGTTCACTTCTACCGGCACATGGACTTGCCCGAGCGGTGTTAGCGCGGTGGAGTACCTTGTCGTCGCGGGTGGCGGCGGTGGTGGAACTCTTGGCGGCGGTGGTGGCGCAGGTGGTTTCCGTACTGGAACAGGGTTATCTGTAACTGCCGGAACTGATTACACCATTACCGTTGGTGGTGGTGGTAACGGAACTGCGACAATAAATACTCGCGGTTCAAGCGGCAATGATTCCGTATTCAGCACCATTACCTCAACTGGCGGTGGTGGCGGCGGGTCATACAACTCGGCTCCAAATTCATCTGGCGCGAATGGTGGATCAGGAGGAGGCGGCTCGTATACCGCAGGCGGCCCTGCACCTCCGTATCCCGGCGGCGCTGGCGGCACAGGCAACACCCCAAGCACTTCGCCATCTCAAGGTTCTAACGGTGGCGCAGGAAATGGAGCGCAACCAAACTTTGGCGGTGGCGGTGGCGGCGGCGCATCTGCTACCGGGGCAACAGGAACAGCAACTACTGGCGGCAACGGTGGCGCTGGTACGGCGTCTAGCATTTCTGGCTCTAGCGTAACTTACGCTGGAGGCGGCGGTGGCGGCGGTCAGACTGGTGGCACGGCTGGAACAGGTGGATCAGGAGGCGGTGGCGCTGGAAGCATGACCTCAACTGGAACCGCAGGAACCGCAAATACCGGCGGCGGCGGTGGCAGCGGCGGCTTTACCAGTTCAAGTCAAACCGGCGGCGCAGGCGGCTCCGGCATCGTCATCCTCAAGTACGACATCGGCTCTGCCACAATCTTCACCTTCAAGTCATCGCAGAAGTGGACTGCACCAGCGGGTGCGGTGAGCGTTGACTACCTCGTTGTTGCGGGGGGTGGTTCCGGCGGAATTGGTGGAAATACCTCAAACGGTGGCGCAGGCGGTGGCGGCGCAGGCGGATTCCGCACAGGCACGGGTTTATCTATTACCGCAGGCACCGACTACACGATCACGGTTGGCGGCGGCGGCTCTAGCGGTTCTAGCGGCAGCGATTCCGTATTTAGCACCATTACATCTACTGGTGGCGGCAAAGGCGGAAACTATAACGGCGGTAATGGTAATAACGGCGGCTCTGGTGGCGGCGGCGCGGGTGGATTCCCAAGCGTTGCTGGAACTGGCGGAACTGGAAATACCCCAAGCACTAGTCCTTCCCAAGGCTCAAACGGCGGAAATGGCGCTGCTGATGCCAATCCTCCCGGAGGCGGTGGTGGTGGCGCTTCTGCTGTTGGATCAGCAGCAAGCGGGTCTACAGCCGGTAATGGCGGCGCAGGCACAGCCTCAAGCATTTCTGGCGGCTCTGTAACTTATGCCGGAGGCGGCGGTGGTGGACGTTGGGCCGCCCCGTACACCAACGGAACCGGCGGCGCTGGCGGCGGCGGAGACGGCGTAAGTTCGGCTCCTGCAAATGCTGGCACGGCCAACACAGGCGGTGGTGGCGGAGGTGGAACTTCTGCTGCAGGCGGCGCAGGCGGCTCCGGTATCGTAATTCTCAAGGTCAACTTTACATGAAAACCTATCAACTCATGGGCATTGATACGGCGATGCACTTGCTTCGCCCCGGCGCAAAATGGGAGATCAGCAACCGCGAGATCACCCGTTGGGAAGATCCGCGACCCAAGCCGTCGTGGGACGAAATCATGTTCACGATTGAAAAGATCAAGGAACTTGAGGACGCGGTGCCGACGATCCTGTTGCCCGAGCAGCAGGCTGCGTTTGACGACTACGTTGCCCAGATTGAAAAGGCGGTTGCGTGATTACATACAACCTCTTTCCTACGGCTGTCGCCAAGTTTGAACTTGGACGGGACTACACCGCCGAGGAAATGGCGTTTGTGGACGAGCAGCCGACGCATAGCAACATGGGTAACACGACGAGCGATGACCGCTATGTGCTGCGTCACGACACGATGGCAAGCCTCAAGGCGTTTGCCGAGGCCAGCGTCAACGAGTATCTGCGCTCTATCTACGCGCCGAAACACGACGTTACGTTGCGTCTGACGCAATCGTGGCTGAACTACACCAAGGCCGGTCAGTACCACCACAAACACTCGCATCCCAACTCGTTTGTGTCTGGGGTGCTGTACCTCAAGGCTTCTCGTGAACGGGACAAGATTTACTTTTACAAAGACGGTTATCAGCAGATCAAACTGCCGACCGACAACTACAACCTCTACAACAGCGAGTCGTGGTGGTTTGAGGTTGGTGCTGGCGATTTGATGTTGTTTCCGTCAAGCCTGACGCACATGGTAGAAACCGTGCAGGGCGATGATCGTGTGTCTTTGGCGTTTAATACGTTCCCAGCGGGATACGTCGGGGACGAGAGCAGTTTAACGGCGTTGCATCTTGAGAATACTCAAGGCGCAGCGTAACGATTTTCCACAGTTTTATGCGGAGTATGCGTTATCGGATTTAGGAATCTTCATGCACAAACTGCCGGAAGCCTTTATGCCAATTATTAAGGCCGACATCCAGCAGCGAGGCATGGTGCATCCGATCATCGTTTACTCGCCTTACGAGCAGTACCAGACCGACCCAAATCCGGCGCTGCCCGACAAGGAGAGTTTGAGGAAAGAGATATTACGGGTGTATATGGGACACAAAAGGGTGTGGGTAGCGGTGAAACTAGGTTACTCGCACATTTCTGCGTACCATGTACGGACTGATAAACAAGCCAGGGCGTTGTGCGCCCATACTACGATTAAAGAGTTTTGCCCAAATTGAGGATTGGTTATGGCACATTTTGCTGAATTGGACGAGAACAACGTCGTTAAGCGCGTCATCGTCGTAGACAACAAGGATACGTCTGACGCTAACGGCAACGAGGTAGAAAGCATCGGCGTGGCGTTCTGCCAGAAGTTGCTTGGCGGTAACTGGAAACAAACCAGTTACAACGGCAATGTTCGCAAGAACTACGCGGGTATCGGCTACACTTATCGCGCTGACATTGACGCCTTTGTAGCGCCGCAGCCGTATCCGTCTTGGGTATTAGATGCCAATGCCCAATGGCAGGCTCCGGTGCCGATGCCAGAAGATGGCGAGATGTATTCGTGGGATGAAGACAAGCAGTCTTGGGTCGTTGTCCCCAAGGAGTAAGTAATGGCTACGACCGTTAAGATTTCACAATTAGTCTCGGCTACCGATCCGATTCCGGGCACCAGCCTGATTCCGGTTGTTGAGAGCGGAACGACGGTTAAGGCGACTCTTCAGCAGATTCGTAACGTCATTACGCCGGAAGACTACGGCGCTGTAGGCGATGGCGTTGCTAACGATACGGTTGCTTTGCAAGCCGCCCTGACCGCGTTGTCGGCAGGTGATACGCTGGAGATGAACGGCAACTATCTGGTCAATGCCAGCCTGACAATTACGAACAAAACCCGTATTCGCATCACGGGCAAGGGACGCGTGTTCCTCTCTGGCGCTGCTTCTGGCGCGTATATCTTTCAGTTAGTTGGCACTTGCGATGACATTGAGATCGACGGCCTGACGCTGGTTGGCGAGAACAACTCGGGTTACGGCCAAACGGCTATCGGTGCTGCTTCTGGGCAAACCATCAGCAACACTCGGTTTCACGATCTAAACATTACGCAGATTAACGTCGGCATCTCGCTCAACGCTTTCCCGTCGGGAACGTGGACGCGTGCGATGGTGTACGCCAACATTCTGAAAGATATTCCGGGTACGGTGTCCGGCTCTGGCTACGGCATCCATATCCCCAACACGACCGACTCGCACATCTTTGATAACACTATCGAGAACTGCGACCGGCACAGCATTTACCAAGCCTCTGGCACGAACTGCAATAACGTCATTGCCAACAACGTCATTCGCAAACACCGATTCACCACGGGTGACGGTAGTTTTCGATCCGCAGCGGTAATTGCTCGTTCATCCAACGTGTCGTTTATCGGCAACAAGTTTTCGCAGTGCAAAGATTGCTGCCTTGAAATTGCCCACGTTACCTCTGACTCGGCCAACTGTACTAACGTGCTGATCGAGGGCAACTCGTTTACTAACCGCGCTAACGCCGTCCACACCATTTTGGTTGGCGAGCAAGCGGTTCCGACTTCGTACGCAACGACCCGCGTTACGATTCGAAACAACACGTTTGACGACAACTTGTCGGTAACGGCTGCACTGCCGCCGAATATCTACATTTTGAACGGTTCGGACATTTACATCGAAAACAACACGTTCATTCGTCGCAACGTGACTTCTAGCCTCTCCAGCGCCATGTTGATTGGCGACGATACGTACTTGAACGCAAACTCGCAGATCGCCAACATCAGCATCCGCAACAACAATGCGTTTTCGGACGCCACAACCGGAAGCAACGGGTTTGTGACTATTTGTCAACAGTTAGCAACCGGCGACAGTTACTACTGGGTTAAAGACAATATCGCCCGAAACTGGCTAAAGACAATTACGTGGGAAAACACCGACGACCCACCCACGGGTCCGGTAACCCCCACCAACGTCAATTCGTTCTTTAAGTTCCGAATTAACGTCACGTATGACTTTGGGTCAATCAGCGCCAACAGCGGCGCGGTGTACGCAGCGGACGTGGACGGCTGTAAGCCCACGACAACCGTCTGGGGACGCCCGGTCTACTCGACCAACCCGGCTACCCAAAGTTATACCTTCTACGCTAAGGACGATGCGGTGAACGCTGCCGTCATTCAGGTGGTCAACGTCTCTACTAGCCCTAGCGACCCAGATAGCCAGACATTTGTGCTGACATTGGAAGACATTGAGCCATACTCTTTGCCTGTTCCATAAATGCAACAAATAAGTTAAAGTTTGACCGTACTGGTGCGGTTCACCAGGTTTCCGTAAGGAAGTGTTATGACGGACGAAAACCAAGTCCCTGAAGTTGTAGCGGAAGTACCCGCGCCGGAACCGGAAGCTACGGCGGCCCCGGAACCCGAAGTTGTTGCGGAAACGCAATCGCCGGAAGAGAAGCCTGCCAAGACGTTTACTCAAGAAGAGCTAGACGCGATGCTAGGCAAAAGGCTTGCACGGGAACGTCGCAAGTGGGATCGAGAGTTAGCGTTAAAAACTCAGCCAGCGGCTGAGTCTGCGCCTTTGCCGAGCAAGGACTTAGATCCAGATGCGTATGCCGAGGCTTTGGCCGAGCGCAAAGCAGCTGAACTCCTAGCCCGACGCGAGGCCGAGCGCGAGCGTATGGCTCTTGTGGAGGCTTATCACGAACGTGAAGAAGCCGTGCGGGACAAGTACGACGACTTTGAAAAGGTCGCCTACAACCCGTCACTGCCGATTACGCCCGTGATGGCTGAGACGATTCAGGCGTCAGACGTAGGGCCAGAGCTGGCTTATTACCTAGGCTCAAACCCCCGCGAAGCCGATCGTATTTCCCGTTTGTCGCCGTACCTTCAGGCTAAAGAGATCGGCAAGATAGAGGCTAAAATGGCTGACAATCCGATACCGATCAAGAAAACCACCAGCGCTCCCGCGCCGATCAAGCCGGTAACGGCTCGAGGCACCAGCGCCGGCACTTATGAAACAACTGACCCCCGCTCGGTTACGGCCATGAGCACGTCAGAGTGGATTGAGGCCGAGCGTCGACGCCAGATCAAGCAGTGGGAAACGCGTCAACGTCGCTAACAATTTTTAGGAGACACTTTCGTGGCTAATACAATTCTTACTATTGACATGATTACGCGGAAAGCGCTCGAGATCCTCGAGAACAACCTCGTAATCACCCGCAACGTCAACCGTCAGTACGACAGCAGCTACGCCGTCGAAGGCGCCAAGATCGGCACCACGCTGCGTATCCGTCTGCCGGATCGCGCCCTTGTGACCGACGGTGCCGCCCTGCAAGTGCAGGACGACAACGAGCAGTTCACGACCTTGACGGTTGCCTCGCAGAAGCACATCGGCGTCAACTTTACGACCGCCGAAATGACGATGCAGTTGGACGACTTTGCCGAGCGCGTGCTCAAGCCGCGTATCAGCCAGTTGGCTTCCAGCATCGACGCGGACGTCGCTAACAGCTTCAACAACATCTATCAGTCAGTCGGTACGCCGGGCACCACGCCGGGCACGACCGCTGTTCTGTTGGCTGCCCAGCAGAAGCTGAACGAAGCCGCTGCCGTCATGTCGCCGCGCTACGCGACCGTCAACCCGGCCGCCAACGCTGCGCTTATCGAGGGCATGAAGGGGTTGTTTAACCCGGTCAGCACCATCTCGTCGCAGTTCAAGAACGGCATGTTCGGCGAAGGCATCCTGGGCTTTAACGAGCTCAACATGTCGCAGTCGATCAAGCAGTTCACGACCGGCAGCCGCACGGGCACCATCACGGTGAACGGTACGGTTTCCACGCAGGGTCAGGCGACCATTACGCTGAACGGCACGACC